TAAACCTCCAATCCGGTCATACAACAAAGGGTGCTGGTTAGGGCCGAGTCCACACCCCCTGAAACCCCCACAACCAGAGTCTCCTTCCCTGCATTCTCCGCATACCCCTCGATCCATTCCACTATCCTCTCAATCCTCTTGTCCATCTGCTTTCCTCATCAAATAAATTGCAACCAAAAGAGCCAAAAAACTGACTCCGAAGTGAAGTAAAACTATCCAGGTCATTTTGTATTTTTTTTTCAGGGGTTATGGGGGGTTATCCCAGTGGCTCTAGCCCTGCCCCGTCTGCCGACCTGCCGGGGGGGGGTCTGGGTCCTCAAAAATCCAGGCCTGCAACCTGGGTAAGGTTGCGCTCCCCCTCGCAAAGTCACTGTTCCCAATGGGTTCCAGTCCATCATTGAGCTCATGTTCCTCATTTGTTCCTGATTTCTTGATCTTTTCGCCTTAAATTGAACGCATGCGCCCGGAGTTGCGGAAGAAAAGACTCTCTCCGCATAAATCTTTCTCTACAATCCGGTATATATTTTGGCATATATACTTTTGCATAGACCTCATTCCTCCTCCTCATGCTCGATGGTCTCTCCCTGATCAGGGATCTGTTTCATCCTTTGGGCGAGGTCTGCATGGGCTTCCAGGTGGAGCGTGTGAATGCTTTGGATCTTGACATCATGCTGGGTGCGTTCTCCGTAAACCTGAGGATTCTGCCGGGATGCTAACCATTTGCGTGCATCGAGAGAGACCTTGGCTGCTTGAGGTTCGATGATGCCTGACTCCACTCGGTCTGCAATCTGGTTGATCTGGGTTTCCTGCCAGGCTGCTTGTGCGTGTCTGGCCTGTTCGTATTTCTGGTTGCGTATTGGATCCTTAGTGATGTTTTCATGCAGGGTCCGGTAAGGAATTTGTGCCCCTGCTGCAAGTGCCGGGAGATTTACACCTTCGGCAATCTGCTCGAAGATATGATCCCAGAACTGTTCATCCTTCATGAGTTTGGTGGCCCGTTCTCTCCGGGCACGTTTATTGGGTGATCCTGCCACAGTCGATCTCGGTGATGTGTTTGATGGATTCAATGGCTTTGATGGCTTCGTCTAAGGACCTGATGAGGAAATAGAATCCTCCTGCCTTTTTGATGGCCTGCTCGAAGGTTTTCTGTTCGGTGGACTGCCGACCTTTGGGTTGTTTGATTTCGAGTCCGACGAATCTGCCCTTGATGATGACGATGATGTCCGGGAGTCCTGGGCATGGGTTTGGCGTGAAGAAGGTTTTTCCTTTGGCAGGGTTTCCTCGGACGATGGGGCCGGTATACATGCGCCAGGAGAACATCTGGTCCTTGGGTTGGAGGGAGAGCCAGTGGAGGATTTCCTTTTGGATCTGGGATTCCTTCATGCTGCCTGTCTCCTGTTGTTTTCCTTGTCGAAGGAAATCATCATCCCTGCCTGGTCGAAAAGCCTGTCGGTGATGGATCTGCCGTAGAGTCGTTCGATCTGGTCTCTGAAGAGGTTAGTGGTGATCAGGGTTGGCAGGTGATTGGTGTGCCTTCCTGAGACGATCTCGAAGAGGTTCTCTGCCTCGTAGTCGCTGGCCTTCTGTTTCCGGTCCATTCCTAGCTCATCGATGATGAGGAGAGGAGCCTTGGTGACTCGGTTCAGGAGATCATACTGGCCTTCCTTTTCGGAGGACCTGACGGAGGTTCTCATCCGGGCAAGGAATTTGTGCCAGCGGATCAGTCTGGGGTCCTTACGTTGCAGTTTTGCTTCTCTTCCGATGGCACAGGCCAGGGCGGTCTTTCCGGTTCCTGGAGGTCCGTAGATGGTGAGATTCTTGCGCCTCTCGGTGAACTGGTGCAGTGCATGGTTCATGGGGATTCTGCCTCCCTGCCACTTGAAGGGCTGGAGAGAATCGAGGGTCGTATCCCGGAACCCGTAGAGGTCGGCATTGGCCAGTTGGTTCTTCCACTGGTCGAGGAGTGCCTCCTCAGAGGGTTGGATGTGGACGTACTGGTTGCCGTCTTTGAGTTGCCAAGTCAGTTCGTTCCCTTCCTGGTCGGTCTCCTTGTACTCGGCCTCGATGAATCCGGTGATGGGTTCTCCCTGGTTCCACCATTTGCTGAAGGCCTCTTTGCCTTTCTCGGAGCAATTGGGGAGGATCCTTTCGGTGAGGATCTTCATCATTTTGGCATCATATTCCCGGTCTTTTGCCGGGATCTTTTCAGTTGGCATAGGGTGATCCTTCCATCTTGAGGGAGTCTTCGTAGTCTTTGAGCAGGTCGGTTTCGGGTCCGTAGTGTTCAGAGGCAGGTTTCCATCCGTGTTCTTCTGCGGAGAACTGGCCTTCCTTCACCACATCATGCGGAGGCTGCTGGAGTTCTTTGATGTACTTGTGATCTCTGAGGAACCTCTCGGCATCCTTGTTGTTGGTGCCGTCTCTCCTGAGGATCATGAGGTAGTGCCTGGTGGCTAGGTTCACCTCATCGAGGGTGAACTTTTTCCTCAGTTTGATGAACTGGGCTTGTGCGTTTGCTTTGGAGCCTGTGTTCCTACTAGATGCCAGTTTGTATTTCTCCCACCAGCCTTCGGTGTCATGGGTCTTTCGGTTGTTGGAATCCCGGTTGGTAAACTCCCGAATCAGATCCCGATTTTTGGGAGGGTCGGGTGTATGTAGTTCATTGGATAGTTCATTGGATAGTTCTATATACTTAGTTCCGGGTATCGTTTTGATACCCCCTGAGGTATCATTCTGATACCCCTTAGGTATTGATTTGATACCCCCTGGGTATTGTTTTGATACCTCCCCCGGTATCAGGTTGATACCCCCCTTTATCTTGTATCTGTTCGTGGTGCCGTCTGATTTGAGTTTGGTGATGTACTTGAACGTGATCAGGTTCTTGATGGCCTGGGAAACATTCGGGGGATGGATCCCTGTGAGTTCCGAGATCCGTTTCCGGGAGGGCCAGCATTCCTTGGTCTTTTTGTCTGCATGGGCAATGAGAACGATGAGGACCTTGAGTTCTCGCTTGCCCAGTCTTTCGTCTTTAAGAAAATCGGTTTCCATCATGACCCTCATCTAAGATCCTCCAGGGTCCATCCCTCCTTCTTGAGGGCCTTCTTGGCATAGTAGGGAGAGAACCGGGCCGACTTCTCGTTCAGCATGTCCAGTTTCAACTGAGTCATGAGCCAGAGGGCCTCCTTCTCAATGGCATTGCGGTCCATGTTGGAGGGCCACTCTCGAAGTTTCATGCTTGCCAGGTAGTTCTGAATCCACTTGAGGTCCGGCACCCAGAGAGGGGTGGACCTTCGGATGAGGACCTGATGGAGGAAGTCGATCTCATCGGCAGTGGACCAGGACCGATTAGTGTCTCGGTTGGATTGCCTCAGAGAAGCCTGAGATTGAACGCTATTGAAATATTTCTCCATATCCATGGGAATCATGCCTCCTGGCGAAAAGTTTTAATTACGTCCGTTTAAGCCACCTTTTGTGGTGTTTCTGGATCTTCTGTTCGCTTATTGAGATCAGAGGCGCTCGGATTGGCCTCAGGATCTCCAGATTGGTACTCCCACTCCTGGATGTCCTGGTTGAACCTCATCCCGACAGTGGAGTCATCCGCATAGTCCGCAGCAGCAGCAAGTCTGGTGTGTTCAATCCGGTCCCCCTCCATGGGCAACCTCTTGACCAGTCTCCTGATGCAGGTCTTCTTGGCCATCTCCTCCCTGTGGTTTTTCCACACCTCAGAAGACTTCTTGCCGATCTTCTCGATGAATTTGGTGACATCAGGCTCACTCATGACCTCAAAATCGGTGGATCCTCCGGGTAGCTCTGCAACCGCGTAATAGGCCACCATGTCACCGCGGTCCTTGGTGATGTCGATGTTGTGGATGAGCCTCCAGGAGGAACCCTGCTGGACTGAGAACTCATCATGCTCTCGGACCTCGGCTGCCCTGATGGATCTCACCAGACCAGACTGGAGGCATAGCTTGATCAGCCCCCTGAATCCTGGGATGAGTTGGCAGGTTTTGCCGTAGGGAATCATGTAGGCCAGACCCTGGACTGAGTTTGGAACTAAACCCATCTGACAGGCCTCAGTCACGGCTCTTAGTATCGAGTCCTTGGTGCAGTCTAAAATCTTCGGGTTTTTACTCACTTCAGTCATCACAACCCTTTGAACATGTGATGGCTTGATATGTTCAGGAAGAGCCATGGCAAACTGCTCTTCCATACTCTTCAGGTCGGTCCTTAATTGTAATTGATTCATGGTATTTTCTTGGTTGAGAATTTGATCATTTTGCACTTGGAACAAACATAGACATGATGGAGCAGAGCATTGTGTTCCATCAGTTCTAGGGTGTGCTTGCACTTGTATTGAGGGTGCTTACTATGCAGTTCTTCTTTAGTCACTTAGATCCTCCTCACAGAATGGGCAGAATTCTTTGGTTTCGTCATATTCATAAAAATCATCTCCACAGTTTTTGCAGATTAGTCGGATGGCTCCGGTGTATTCTTCCGGGGTCATTAGTTTCCAGGTGTCGTATGACATCATTTCTGCACCGGAAGGATCCGTTTCATACGATTAAAAAACCTACTTTTTAGGGAAGGTTTTTCCATGCTTCTTATGATGTTTGCGATGTTAGTTTCCATATCTTGTCCTTTGGTTTGAATGGATGCAGGGACTCGCTCCCGAATCCCTGCTAAGGAGAAATGAACCATGATTCCTAGACCCCGGCCTGCTTGACAGAATTGCCTTCAGTTCGCGGGGTCAAGGAACTTATGTCTTCGTACTTGGCCGGGTTATTTTCCGCCACCCTGGCCTGGGCGGATCTTCCGATTGAGATCAGGTGGACCCCTTCCTGTTTTTTGATAATCCTCCATGGATCGATGACGACAGAACCCTGAGGGAATCGGTAGTCCAGGAAGAGGTCATGGTTGGTGCCGATAAAGAACACGGCAGGTTTTTGAAGTGGGGGCTCACCTTGATCGAGGTGAGGATCAAATACTGTCAGTTCTACATTGTTGACCAGATTGGCCAGAAGGAGTGCCGGGGATCCGACTGTGAGGTTGGTTTCCTTCTTGAAGGTCATGCCCAGGATGACTGGATCCATCCCGGTCTTCCTGCATTGAAACATGAGAATATCGGCAAGCCACTGGGTCTGCCGTTCCCGTTGCTTCATGAGCGCATCATACCAGTCGAAGGAAAGATTGACCTTCCGAGCCAGATAGCTCAGTGCAATGTTATCCCTTGGGTGACAACCTCCACCATCACCCATGCCACCCCTGAGATATTTTGGACTGATGAGCCTTTCATTGGCCATGCTCAGTGCATCCATCACCACGTCACAGTCCACATTCCTCAACTTGTGGCAGACCTCCATGATCGTGTTGGCCATGGCAATTTTTGAGGTGATGAAGGTGTTGTATGAGACCTTGATCATCTCTGCCTCCTCCACAGTACACTTGAAGACTGGCCTGGAGTGCAGGGTCTCATAAAACTTGTCCACCTCCTCTGCTGCCTCAGGATCATCCACTCCCAGGAGAACAAACTCTGGCTCCATGAAGTCCCGGATGGTCGTACCCATGGCAATAAAAAATGGGTTGTAGCAGAGCCTTACATGCTCATTCAGCAGAGGGCGGATCTCCCGGTCTATGGTCCCAGGAAGAACAGTGGAGATAATCACCACAATCTTGGGCTCGGTGATATGCTTCACCAATGAGGAGATCCCCTCTCTCAGATAGCTAT